AGTATATACTTATACGCTCTGGCTTAGTATCTTGGCTTGTTGCGAATCATTCTCAGGTAGATGCATGATGTATTTGCTTTTGTGCATCCCTAGTGTGCTTTTGCGAGTCGTTCGCAACTGGGGTGGGTATGTTATACTGTAACACCTAAAGTCTCTTCTCCAATGTGTATACAAATGTAGTGTTTTCAATGTTTTAGCCTATGTAAACAGCTCTGTTTTAACATGTTGCTAGTGCTTCAGGCGCAGCTTCGACGCTTTTCTTCTGTGAAAACAAGAGATTAGGCATATTGCTTAGGGGGAGGGGCGTGGGCCACGTGGGGGGTATGGGTTATACATATATGTACAAGCACACGGAAGGGCATTTTTGGACCTGACATCTTCATGTATACCCAGGGTTGTATAAACACTAATCGTAGTAGCTAGTATTTGTGATCACATCCTGTAAGACCCCCCTATGGACCAACAGAAAGCTTGACCCCCTTAGGTACTTACCCTATGTAAGGGCAGGGTGTGGTAATAATGTGACACATAAGTACAACATCCATGCTTTATCTTACAGTGACATGACGATTCTGTATTGACATAGGGGTAAATATGGTTAAAACTACGTAGTAGTAGTAGCCTATGTATATACATTATGTTAAAACAATCAAATGAATACAAAAAAGAGTGTATAAACATAGTGTTACTACATAGAGAAGTTAAACAATCAATCATGTAAACTTTAGATGAGTTTAAACATAGTGTTTATACATATGTATATACATAGGGCGTAGTGACCCAATTCTTGTACTACATTATATTGTTGACAACCATTCCTGTTTCTACTAACATGTTATTACAGTAGAGTTTATACAGATGTTTCCCTCCTTTCCGTCTGTATGCATTCCTGTAACTGGAAGTGTGTGTACGAGTGTATTGAGTGTAAGCGACCCAAAGACTTGTACAGTAGTGTATAACCACTCATCCCACTTGTACTTCTACTCAAGATATTTGCGACGACCTTAGACTCCTCAGTACACACACTTCCGCATCTAACTCCCTGTAATAACAATTAGGTGTTGACAACCATGTCAAAGCCAGTACAACTATGTACATCAGATAACGTACTCGAACTGTTCTACAATGCATTACTAAGCAAGGACAGTCGAGCACTTCTCCGTATCCACATCCCACGTAGTGACGTATTCTATGTCCGTGCACATCTGCAAGAGGTGTTCCCAGATAAAGACATGACGTTAGACTACGTGGAACGCATTATGTACCTTGAGGGTATGCTGTCACGTAGGGACGTTCTAGACCCCGACAGAGTGCGTGAGGGCGTAGGGTAGCCTGGAGCTTCAGCATAGGACTGTAAACATGCCACGTGACTACAAGAAAGAGTACAAAGAGTACCACAGCAAGGAAGCACAGAAGAAGAAACGTGCTTCTCGTAATGCTGCTCGTTCCTTGATGTCTAAGGCAGGTAAAGTCAAGAAGGGTGACGGCAAGGACGTAGACCACAAGAATGGTAACCCTAAGGACAACAAGAAGTCTAATCTCCGTGTTCAGCCTAAGAGTAAGAACCGTAGCTTCCCCCGTAACTCTAAAGCAGGTAAGAAGTAGCATGGCTAAAGACCCACGACTTGAACGTGCTGGTGTTAGTGGCTACAATAAGCCTAAGCGTACACCTGGACACCCGAAGAAGTCACACGTTGTAGTAGCTAAGGAAGGCGACAAGGTTAAGACTATTCGCTTTGGTGAGCAGGGTGCTAAGACAGCTGGTAAACCTAAGGCAGGTGAATCAGATGCGATGAAGAAGAAACGTGCTAGCTTCAAGGCTCGACACGGTAAGAACATCTCTAAAGGTAAAATGTCAGCAGCCTACTGGGCAGATAAGGCTAAGTGGTGATACTATGGAAACAAAAGCACTCTTAGGTGTACTCTTCGCTGCACTCCTAGCCCTCCTGGGTTGGAACATTTCAACGACACACGAACTGACCCTACAAGTACAGAAGCTTGAGATTATCCTTCTCAATGATGCCTTCTCTAAGTAGACACTCTAGTTCGTACAGACAAAGGAAGTAATATCATGTGGCTCGCTCTGGTCTTCTTCTGTACATCTAATGATGTTATGTCATGTCAATCCTATGCAAACGCAGATGAGTTATACCTGACTGAAAGTGCCTGCATCATCAATGTTGTATCGGCTTCTCTGTATATCACCTCAGAGTACCAGCCTATGTACATCAAACCATCCTGTATAAAACTAGGCAACACAGCCTAAACAAAGGTAAAACAATGAAACACTACGAACAATGGCGTACTGAACTTGAAGCAATGGGCTTCACAGTAGGCGAAGATGGCAGCGTCACAGATCACATGGGTAATGCCTGTGCTGGTGAAGACCGCTTCGGTCAAGCATGGTGCAAAGACCCTCGTATCAACGAACTGACCGCAAAGGGTGTCCCAGCGCCTAAGCCTGAGCCAAAGCCTCCCGTTAAAACAGGTGGTAAGTCCAAGAAGTAATAACTATTCCTCAATAGTTCAGTTGGTAGAACACCTGACTGTTAATCAGTATGTCGCAGGTTCGAGTCCTGCTTGAGGAGCCAATACAATGAAAGTTGACCATAAGTCATGTCACTACTGAGCCAAGGCAAACCAGCACGTAAGCGCTCCGTATGGGGTCATAACACGGGTACTACGACAGAGGATGTATACGTATGTCCCGCTAACTGTACTGCTGAGCTTAGCTACCTACATATTCACAACACTACAGGTAATACTGACATTACGATTGAGTGGTATATAGCAGCAGATAGCTACACTTCACACTTCCTAGAGGGTAAGAACCTAGGTGCAGGTGAGGTAGCAACCTTTGCTGATATCGAGTTAGTACTTCAGGCAGGTGATAAGATACAGATTACACCCTCTGTAGCTGCACACATCGACACTATCCTGACTGTAACTGAGACGTTTAAGCCTGTTGGTTAAGCATAGCGGGTATTACAGAATAGCATGAGACATTCCGACTAGCATATGTATAACTATGTGTATCGCTGCAATGCAGCATCATACATATAAGGACTACTCAAATGCTAAAACGAATCTGGAACCACATCATCAAAGTACAAGAAATCCGTGCTGCTGAATATGCAATGCGTAACATGACAGACAAACAGCTGAGAGACATTGGTATCACACGTGGTGAAATCAGACAAGCAGTACGCAGCTGATAGAACCTTAAAGGATAAGGCAAATGGCTAAGACACTAACAGCAAATCAACAGAAGTTCCTAGAAGTCTTGTTTGATGAGGCTGGAGGTGACGTTGTACTTGCTAAGAAGTTGGCAGGATACAGTGAAAATACACCCACTCGCCTTATTGTTGAGGCACTTAAAGATGAGATTGCGGATGCATCTCGTACGCACTTTGCGAGGCTTGCACCAAAGGCTATTATGGCTATGGGTAATGTTCTTGACGATCCTACTCAGCTAGGCGTCCGTGACCGCATGACAGCAGCTAAAGACCTGCTTGACCGTGCAGGCCTCGGCAAAGTAGAGAAACTGGATGTTACCTCCTCAAGTGGTGGCATCTTTTACCTCCCACCTAAAGAAGGTAGCAACGAGTAAGCTGTGCCTGCATTCGACTATCAGAAAGACTCAGGGTTTTGGGAGTTGCCGAAGCCAAACAAGGGGCAAGAACGAGAGTGGCACACTGTTGCACGTGTAAATATGCGTACTGTACCATTCGGATACGTTATTGACCCTAAGAATGACCGCCTGTTACAGCCTGTAGTGCTAGAACTAGAAGCATTAGAGCTTGCAAAGCAACATCTGAGGCAGTATAGTTACAGGGATGTGGCACGTTGGCTAGAAAAGCAGACTGGCAGGTCTATTTCTCACATGGGTTTGAAGAAGAGGGTCGAAGTTGACCGAAGACGTAAGAAAACAGCTGCAATTAAACGCCGCCTTGCCAAGCAACTCGAAGAAACGCTTGCGGAAATCGAAAAGCTCGAAGAAAACAGCATCGGAGCCTACAGCACCACAGAAGGTTGAAGCTGAAAAGCCTCAGCCTAAAGTGCCAGCTACAGCTAAACCAGCTGATTTTGACGTAGAGGCAGCACAAAACGTCATATTCCAGCCTAACCCTGGGCCTCAGACAGACTTCCTGAGTGCATCAGAGCGTGAGGTACTATATGGTGGCTCAGCGGGTGGCGGTAAGTCGTATGCTATGCTTGCTGACCCTCTACATGGCCTAAACAACCCTAACTTCTCTGGTCTACTTGTACGTCACACCACGGAAGAGCTTCGAGAGCTTATTCAGAAGTCACAGGAGCTTTATCCTAAGGCCATTCCAGGCATTAAGTGGTCAGAACGTAAGTCATCATGGATTACACCTCAGGGTGGACGCCTCTGGATGTCATATCTCGACAAAGAGATGGACGTTACACGCTACCAGGGTCAGGCTTTTAACTGGTTAGGCTTCGACGAACTTACACAGTGGCCTACACCCTACGCTTGGGACTATATGCGCTCCCGTCTGCGTAGTGCACATGCCAAAGAGCTAGGCTTGTACATGCGGGCTACTACCAACCCTGGCGGTGCAGGTCACTCATGGGTTAAGAAGATGTTCATCGACCCAGCGCCCTACGGTCAAGCATTCTGGGCTACAAACATTGAGACTGGTGAGGAAATACGCTTCCCAGCAGGCCACAGTAAAGCAGGACAACCTCTGTTTAGACGTAGGTTCATCCCTGCAAGCCTGTTTGACAACCCATACCTCGCTGAGAGTGGCGACTATGAGGCGATGCTGCTCTCACTACCTGAACACCAGAGGAAGCAACTCCTTGAGGGTAACTGGGATGTTAATGAAGGCGCTGCCTTTCCTGAGTTCAACCGTAACATACACGTTGTGGACCCTTTTGATATTCCTAAGTCTTGGACACGCTTTCGTGCATGTGACTATGGTTACGGTTCTTACACTGGTGTCGTATGGTTTGCGGTAGGCCCAGACGAACAGCTTATCGTGTATCGTGAGTTGTACTGCTCCAAGGTCACAGCCATTGATCTAGCTGACATGATCCTGGACATTGAGAATAACGATGGTGGTATTCGCTATGGTGTACTCGACTCCTCACTCTGGCATAAACGTGGTGACACTGGTCCTAGCCTTGCTGAACAGATGATTATACGTGGTTGTCGCTGGCGTCCATCAGACCGCTCAAGAGGCTCACGTGTAGCAGGCAAGAACGAAATACACAGGAGACTGCAAGTAGATGAATACACAGAGCGTCCACGCATGGTTATTTTCTCCTCTTGTACAAACCTGGTTGCCCAACTTCCCTCTATACCTCTAGATAAACGTAACCCAGAAGACGTAGACACAAACGTAGAAGATCACTTGTATGACGCACTACGTTACGGAGTTATGACACGGCCACGGAGTAGCCTGTTTGACTTTGACCCAACAACCCAGCGCACGGGCTTTCAGGCCTCTGACACAAAGTTTGGATACTAGAACATGGCTGACATGGATGACACACCATTTGAGACGGACGAAGTGATCTCAGCAGAGAAAGTGGAAGACGTACTTGTACCTTCTACATCTGCTCTATCAGCTTTTGTCTTTGAACGCTTCAACCGATCTGAGGATGCACGACAGGGTGACGAAGAGCGTTGGCTCCGTGCTTACCGCAACTATCGTGGTATCTATGGTCCTGACGTACAGTTCACTGACACAGAGAAGTCACGTGTGTTCATCAAGGTCACTAAGACTAAGACACTAGCCTCATATGGTCAGATCACTGATGTACTATTCGGTAACAACAAGTTCCCACTAAGTGTCAATCCCTCAGTACTCCCAGATGGCGTCTCAGAGGCAGTCCACATCAATATCGACCCAGGAGCAGCCCAGGCTGGAGATGCCCTTAATAGCATCTACTCTGACGCCCCAGCTGAGCCGTTTATCCTAGGTGGCAAAGGTAAGCTGAAGCCAGGTGAGACTATTCGCAGCCTTACAGCACGTCTTGGCCCTCTCACAGACAAACTCTCTGGTGTATCTGACAAGATTGTTGAGGGTGAGGGTACTGGACCTACTACAGTTACATTCCATCCTGCTATGGTTGCAGCTAAGAAGATGGAGAAGAAGATTCACGACCAGTTGCAGGAGTCAGGTGCTAACACACACCTCCGCAGCATGGCATTCGAGATGGCACTCCTCGGTACTGGCGTCATGAAAGGCCCATTCGCTGTAGACAAAGAGTACCCTAACTGGAATGAAGACGGTGAGTATACGCCTCTGATCAAGACAGTACCTGAGACATCACATGTGTCTATCTGGGACTTCTACCCTGATCCAGAAGCACGTAGCATGGATGAGGCTGAGTATATCGTACAGCGTCACAAGATGTCACGTACACAACTCCGTGCACTACGTAAGCGCCCTTACTTCATCAAAGATGCTATCCAAGACTGCATTGACAAAGGTCCAGACTACCAGCCTAAACACTGGGAGCAGAGCATGGAAGATCAAAACTCTACCACTCCGCATTCAGAGCGCTGGGAGGTACTGGAGTTCTGGGGTTTCGTTGATGTAGATATGCTTGAAGATCACGGCATTAAAGTACCTAACTCACTCAAGGGTGTAGACGAAGTAAACTGCAACATCTGGGTATGCAATGGCTCCATCCTCCGTGTAGTACTTAACCCGTTCAAACCTGCACGTATTCCATACTATGCTGTACCCTATGAGCACAACCCATATAGCTTCTTTGGTGTCGGTATCGCTGAGAACATGGATGACACACAGACGTTGATGAATGGCTTCATGCGAATGGCTATTGACAACGCTGCACTTTCTGGTAACCTTATCATTGAAGTAGACGAAACGAACCTCGTCCCAGGTCAAGACATGTCTGTATATCCAGGTAAAGTCTTCCGCCGCCAGGGTGGTGCACCAGGTCAGGCCATCTTCGGCACTAAGTTCCCCAACGTAGCACAAGAGAACCTACAACTATTTGATAAGGCACGGGTACTTGCAGATGAGTCTACTGGTTTCCCTTCATTCGCTCATGGTCAAACAGGCGTTAGCGGCGTTGGTCGCACTGCATCTGGTATTAGTATGCTCATGTCTGCTGCTAATGGTAGCATTCGTGCTGTGGTTAAGAACGTAGACGACTATCTGCTTCGTCCAATGGGCCGTGCATTCTTTGCGTTCAACATGCAGTTTGACTTTGACCCTGACATCCGTGGTGACCTAGAGGTCTCTGCATCTGGTACAGAAAGCCTTATGGCCAACGAAGTACGTTCACAGCGCCTCATGCAGTTCCTCCAGGTAGCACAGGGCCCAGCGCTCGCACCCTTCGCTAAGATGGATTACATCATCCGTGAGATCGCTAAGAGCATGGACCTTGACCCCGACAAAGTTGCTAACTCAATGCAGGATGCTGCTATCCAAGCCGAAATCCTCAAAGGGTTCCAACAACCAGCACAACCCCCAGCAGGGCCAGAAGGCGTAGCAGGACCAGAGGGTGCACCACCCGCACCAGCAGGCGCACAAGTACAAGACATGTCAGGTGGCGGTGGTGGTCAAGCAGGTGTAGGCGCAGCCCCTGCCCCAGGTGAGCAAGGATTCAGCGGTAATGTCGCTTAAGAGCTTCGTAAACAACAAACAAGAGTGGGATAGCTTCCTTGAGTATATTGAGGGTGCTATCTCTAAGGTGCATAAACGCCTAGAGCAGTCTAGCACAATGGAAGAGTTATTCCGTGCTCAGGGTGAAATCAATGCACTTAAACGTCTAAAGTCAATGAGGGATGAAGTCAATGGACCGCAATAAACAAACAGAGGCAGTCTTCAAGTCCTCTCGTACTGACGTAGACCCTGTGAGTGGTAATGAAGTACCTCCAGGAGCAACCGCAGAGGAAGTACGTGATGACATCCCAGCAATGCTATCTGAGAATGAGTACGTAGTACCAGCAGATGTTGTACGTTACTTTGGTGTGCGCTTCTTTGAAGACCTACGCAATAAAGCAAAAGACGGTATGGTAGAACTCGAAGAGGGCGGTCGCATTGGCGGTGAACCTATTGAAGACGAGGGTGATGACCTTCCGTTTGACGTATCTGAGCTTGCAGTAATTGATGAACCCGATGGAGAAGCAGAAGTAGGCTTCGCTGATGGTGGTGTCGTTATTGATCCTGCTGTAGCTAAAATGCAGACACCTGACTTCCTCGGAGGCACAAGTGTCTTTGGGGGTTCAAGCGATGAGTATAAGACGTTCAAGAATGATGCTGGACTGATCATGAATGTCCGCTTCGTCAATGGTAAGCCTATGTCCTACATTCCACCAGGATACAAAGAGCAGGGTGTTGCCGCAGAAGAAGTAGCACCAGAGGTTATAGCACCTACGACAACTCAACCAGTAGAGGCAGGAGGCGGCAGAGAAGACCCTGGAAGAACTGCTGCTGATGATGGTCTGGATGTTACAGAAGCACCTTCATATGGTATTGGTGGTAAGGCAGCTTCTACCGCTCTTGGTGCAGGCTTAGGTGCTATGTTCGGAGGCCCAATGGGCGCTGTGTCTGGTGGTAGGGCAGGCTCACAGGCATCTGCGTTTAATGATGCACGTAATGACCTAGCAGATGCAATTATGTCCAATGACGCAGATGCTATCTCGAAAGCAGAGCAGGCGGTAACTGAAACACATGGTAAGCTAGGCATTGGCGCACAGATTGGTGTCTTCGGTGAAGGTAAAACTGGTAAGGATGCAATCGCTAATATTAACAAGGATGTAGCAGAGTTTATGGGTGTCCATGCTGAGGCTGCTCCCACTGGCATGACTCAGGGTAGAACTTCAACAGGTGAGCTTGGTTATACAAGAGGTGAAGGTCTTGGTACTGGCGGCGTAGATGACGCACGAGGTATGGAAACCAGCTTTAGTAAAGACAGCATCTCAGGTATGAGAGCAGGTATGCAAAAAGGCGTAGATGCTAGAAGCGGTAAGACAGGTGGTACATCTAAAGGTGGCAGTACAGGTAAGGGTGTCTTCGGTGGCTACACAGGTCTAAAAGACGCAGTTGATGGTGGTGGCCCAGGTGCTAGCGGAGACAAAGTAATATGTACCGCCTTGTATCACAAAGGTCTGCTCAGCCATGAAATCTACACACTAGACGTTCTGTATGGTGCACATGTAGCTACAAATGACCCAGCGCTCCGTGCAGGCTATCACAAATGGGCTATCCCTGTCGCTGAGTACATCAAGGGTGACAGCACTGGCTCTCGCATTGCACTCAAAGCAATCACGCCTTTCGCACGTGCATGGGCAAGTCAAATGGCACATGAGCTTAAACCTGAGAAGTACAAAGCAAACATGCTTGGCAAACTCATTATGGCGATTGGACATCCCATCTGTCGCAGCCTAGGTAAACAACAAGAGGAAGTCTATGGAACTTGATATGTACAAACAACAGGTAATGGCGAACTATGCTGAACTACCTGATGAAGAGAAAGAGGTACTGCGAGGTCTTAAGCAATCAGATGTAGGTATGATCCTAGCTAAAGTGCTCGGCCCAGAGATGCAACAGATGATGGCAACCCTCGCAGACCCACAACCACAACGCATGGGCCTCGGCGCACGTTAAACACTACAACCCTTTAACCCAACTATAAGGCTACCTGGCAACAACGCCAGCCCCAACATAAGGACTATAACACATGGCTAATCCAGCAAGTGAAACTGACTCAATCGCACACCGCCGCAATGCTGCTCGTGTAGCACGTGAGGAAGCAGAACTGAAAGAACTACTTGAAGGCAAAGAGGCTCCACAAGAAGAAGAGCCTGAAGAAGAGCAGGAACAAGAAGAGGTCAAGCAAGAGAAGCCTGATCCCATTGAGGTCAAAGAGGACGACGACCCTAAGCCAGCCACTAAGGAAGAAGAGACCTTCAAGAAGCGCTATGGTGATCTACGCCGACATGTAGCTGAGAAAGAGAAAGCTGCTGAGGCACGTATCGCTAAGCTGGAAGAGCAACTGAACAGTGCAAGTAAGAATGAACTTGTACTACCTAAGTCCGATGCAGACATTGACGCTTGGGCAAAGCAATACCCAGACGTAGCTGCTATTGTTGAGGCTATTGCCGACAAGAAAGCCAAGGAACGTAGTGGTGAGCTTGATAGCCGCCTCAAGGAGTTTGAGACTATTCGTGCTCAGACAGCCCGTGAGAAAGCAGAAGCTGAACTCATGCGTATTCACCCTGACTTCCTAGACATTCGTGCTGATGATGCCTTTCATACATGGGCAGAAGAACAACCCAAAATGGTACAGGATGCTCTGTATGACAACATGGATGACATTAAGGCCGTAGCCCGTGTTATTGACTTGTACAAAGCTGACAAGGGTATCAAAACAACTAAGACATCTGCTGACGACAAGGCTGCTGCCTCATCTGTGCGTTCACGTGCAGCCCCAGCGCCTGAAGCAGATGAAACGAAGTCTTACCTGCGTGAGTCAGCAGTCAATGCTATGTCACCTGCACAATACGAGAAGCACCACGAAGAGATTCAGAAGGCTATCCGTGAAGGTAAGTTTATTTATGATATGAAGCGTTAAGGTGTTGACACTTACAAAACGCTGAGTATAACTATATGCATACACAGGTTAGCTACTTGTGTATGTATCCCACACATATGTAGATACACAAAGAATCACCCAGACAAGTATAGGCCCAAGTAAAGCCAAGGACGGCCATCCTAGCTTCAACTTGCACCCTAGAACGGACGGCCTCTTATGTTCGATATGATGTGTTTTCAACCTTGCCCACCCTATAATTGCAGATCAACCTGACAAGGTGGGTGTAATAGAAGCCATATCCATAGGAGAATTACAATGGCATTCGCAAAAGCAACAGGTTATACCAACCTGAACAACGGCAACTTCTCGCCCGTTATCTATTCTAAGCAGGCACAACTTGCATTCCGCAAAGCTGCTACCTGTAACGCAATCACAAACAACGATTACTTCGGTGAAATCGCCAACGAAGGTGACACTGTTCGTATCATGAAAGAGCCAGAAATCTCAGTATCCGCATATAAGCGTGGTACACAGATTGCTGCTCAAGACCTCGTTGACAATGACTTCCAACTGGTTGTAGACAAGGCAAACTACTTTGCATTCAAGATGGATGACATCGAAGAAGCGCACAGCCACATTGACTTCATGAACCTCTCAACAGATCGTGCTGCCTACCGTTTGGCTGACCAGTACGACCAAGAAGTTCTTGGCTACCTCGCAGGTTACAAGCAGTCTGCACTCCACGGCGTTGCTGATACTGTAAACGACACAGTTAACGGTACAAAAGCAAACACTGCTGCTGATAACGACGAACTGCTCGCAGCTAACAAGCTGAACAAGGGTGTCTTCGGCAACATCACAACTGTAGATGCTGGTGATCACTCAATCCCGCTTGCACCTCGCCTCCCAGGCGCAACTGCACAGTCAACAGCAACTGCAACACCACTGCAAGTTATCGCACGTATGGGTCGTCTCCTTGACGTTCAGAACGTAGATAGCCGTGGCCGTTGGATTGTTCTCGACCCAGTATTCATCGAAATGCTCAAAGATGAGGACTCACGTGTTCTCAACGCTGACTTCGGTGGTGCAGGCCTCATGAACGGTCTGATCCTCAACAACCTGCACGGCTTCCGTGTGTACTCGTCCAACAACCTGCCATCAGTAGGTACAGGCGCTGGTACATCAGGCACAGCCAACCAGAATGACAACTACGGCGTCATCGTTGCTGGTCACGACTCTGCTGTCGCAACTGCTGAGCAGATCAACAAGGTTGAAACATACCGTGACCCTGACTCATTTGCAGACATCGTACGTGGTATGCACCTCTACGGTCGTAAAATCCTGCGTCCTGAGGCAATCGTCACAGCTAAGTTCAACGCTGCCTAATGGCAACACTGGAGGGGCTGGCTTCGTGCTGGCCCCTTTGGCTTTATTAAAAGGGACATCTCAAGATGGCTATCACTACTGCAATGTGCAACAGCTTCAAGCAAGAGCTTCTTGGGGGTGTTCATGATCTGGATACAGACACACTAAAAGTAGCACTTATCAAGGCCTCACCAGCAGGTACTTATGGTGCAGAAACTACTAATTACAGTGATGTGACTGGTAACTCTGATGAAGCTGTAGGTACAAACTACACAGCTGCAGGTCAGGAACTGGACACAGCTACTATTTCTCTCACAGGATCAACCGCCTTTGTTGATTTTGCTGATGAAGTATTTGTTAACCTTACTATTGCGGCTGACGGTGCAATCATTTACAATGCATCACAAGGCAACAAGGCAATCGCTGTGTTTGACTTTGGTGGTACAGTCACCTCAACAAGTGGCGACTTCACTATTGTCTTCCCTGCAGCGGACGCATCAAATGCCGTAATCCGCATCAGCTAAATACAAACAGCACAAATTAAGGTATATACAATGGCATTTGTCCTCAAGGATCGTGTAAAAGAATCCACTACATCTGCAGGGACAGGTGCTATTGCCTTAGGTGGTGCAGCTGCTACCTTTGATACCTTTCAGTCTGTTTTAACTGATGGTTCCACTACGTACTACGCTATTGTACACACATCATCTGGTGTTGATGAATGGGAGATAGGCTTAGGTACGTGGAATACGGGTAACACACTTACTCGCACTACTGTTTTAGCGGGTTCTAATGGTACTTCTCCAGTAGACTTCTCAGCTGGTATTAAAGATATCTTTATGACGTACCCTGCGTCTAAGGCAATCTACCAGAATGCGGATAGCTCCGTAACACTCCCTGACGGCCTCTCCGTTATGGGTATTATTGATGGCGCTACCTCACTTGAAGTTGAGACACACATTGACCTCAACACTACTGACCTAACAAAGCCTGCACACCGTGAAGGTCGTATATTCTATGATGAAGAGTATGGCGCTCTTGCTGTATATAATGGTGAATCTGACATTACTCTGCAGGTAGGCCAAGAAGAATGGGTACTTGCTTATAATGGTACTGGTTCAGCTATTACTGATGGTACTCCTGTATATGCTACTGGTGCTGTAGGCGAGGCTATCTCCATTGCCCCTGCAGATGCCACTACAGAAGAGATGGCACGTGTTGTCGGTCTAGCCACTCACACCATTGAAGCCTCAACTCAGGGTTACGTTACAGTACGTGGCTTGGTTTCAGGTATTGACACTTCTAGTCTTACTGCTGGTCAGCCCATTCACCTGTCTCCATCGGGCGGCCTCCAGAATGCTGCTCCTACATATCCTTACTACCCGACAGACTTGGGTTACTGCATCTCTTCTGATGCTTCCAATGGTTATGTATATGTGCAGCCTACTCTGCATACGTATGAGCAATTCCGTGTAACTGGGAACCAGCATGTAGACGGTAACCTGACTGTTGACGGTGACCTCACCATTACAGGTACACAAAGCGTTGTCAGTCAGGCAAGCCTAGCTGTAGATGACAGTTTCATTTACCTCAACTCTGGTGATACGATTGGTGCAGCCAATACCGCCTTCTCTGGTTCAGGCTTGGATGACGCTACTCTCACTGGTCACTATAATGGTGCAACCTCAGAGACATACTATGTCCGCATTGATGGTGTAGGCACTGGTACAGGTGGTGTAGATACCTTTGAGTGGTCTCTAGATAACTTTAGTACTACAGAAGCTGCAGGTGTAGATTGCACAACTACAGACACTGCACTTTCTGGTGGTATCTCTGTACGCTTCAATGCTGCAACAGGTCACACCTCTGGTGATACATGGAGTGGTACTGCCGCTCCTATTAACGTAGATAGTGGTACATTTGCTAACCGCAATACTGGTGCATCTGGTGTTGGCTATACTCACATGGGTTGGTTCTTTGATGTATCTGCTAATAAGTTTGTATTCCTTGAAGCCTATGACCCAGAGCCAGAAGGTACAATCGACCTTGGTGACGCCTCTGTATCTTACGCTACACTAAAAGCAGGTTCCTTCGAGGGTGATCTGACTGGTAATGTCACAGGTGACGTATCTGGTGATGTAAGCGGTACACTGACTGGCAACTCTACGGGCACACATACAGGCCCTGTAGTAGGTAATGTCACTGGTAATGTCACAGGTAATGCCTCTACAGCCACTAAGCTTGCTACAGCACGTACCGTACAGCTTTCTGGTGATGTAGTAGGTAGTGCATCCTTCGATGGCTCTGCTAATATCAACATCACTGCCTCTGTACAGGATGACTCACACGCACACGTTATCTCCAATGTAGATGGCTTGCAGTCAGCACTAGATGCTAAGGCAGAT